TTCTTCACCGTAATAACCGATACCGTCCCAGTTGCCGCCACGCTCCCCTCGAGCGTCATCTCGATTTTCGGCTGGAAGTTGAACGGGCCCGCAAATACTTTGGTCGAAGCCGTGTCCATGTTGTATAGAAAGCGGTCCACTTCCTGCCCGCCGTCGAAGACGCGCAGGTCGTCCCCGTCCGCCTGCATTTTTGCCGTTGTCAACGACGCGGTGTCCCAGCCCCCGTTCGTGATGTCCACCATTTCATTCACCACCGCCGCGCTGTTCGGGTTGTATAACCGCACCCACTTGCGATGGGCAAACCCGTCCGTTCTTGCGCTGGCTGGCGTGATTTCCACCGTTGGCAGGGCTTCCACCGTTCCCCCCACATCGATATTCAACGTTTGTCCGCTTGCCGTCACGTTCCACGAAACGCTTTTCTCGGTCGTGCTCGTCCAAACGCTGTCTGCCACCTGCAGGGTGAGCTTGCTGGTCAGCGCCTTTGCCAGGTGGTTTGCCACCCTGCCCATCACGTACCATTCCTTCCCCTGCTCGTCCTGGCAGACCAATCGTTGTGACTCGCCCTTCAAGGTATCGAAAGCCATGGTCAGCGCGTCATACTTCGCCTGCTTGTTTGCGCCCTTGGGAATGACCGTCAGCACCAGGTAATCCTCCTTCCTGGTCATCCCGCCTTCCACAGCCGCAGATTCTCCCGTCTGCACCACCTCCAATTCCACGGAAGGCTGCATGTTGGGGTTGTCCGCGTCGTCCAGGAATGCGAAGTAATCATCCCCAAAAACCAAAGTACCGAAAGATTTTCCTCGCCAGATCATGGTTATTTCCTCAGGGTTCTCATGAGTTCGTCGAACGACTTCTTATCCTTGACCTCGAAGGTCACTGGCGCGTAGAACGTATTGCCACCGCCACTCGCCGTCGCCATTCCTGTCGAAGCCATTGCGTATGCTGGGGTTGTAAAGCCCGTGCCCGTCACTTGCATCTGCGCGGCAATGGTGGGCAGGCTCATCTTTGCCAGGCTTTTCAGCGCCTTGTTGATGCCCCATAATCCCGTCTCGAAGGGGGTGGGCGAGCCAGGCGTCAGTTCCTCTGGCAGTTCCACACTGCTCAGCGAATCCGCCAGCTTGCTCAACCAGTCTGTTACCTTTTTGATTGCGTTCGTAATCCCATCGAAAGCGGGCTTCAATTTCGTGCTCAGCCACGTCGAAAGTTTCGTGACGGCGGGCATGATGGTGCCGTTGATGAAACCGCTGAACGCCTGGAATTTCGGCATCAACGTGTTCTGGAAATATCCAGCCAGCGCCGTGATTGCCAGCCCCAGCACCGCGTCAATCACCCGCCCAAGCTCGTGCAACAACGGCAGGATATTTGCGCTAATCCAACTCCACGCGCTTTGCAGGGCAGGCATGAGTGTCCCGTTCCACCACCCCACAAGCGCCGCAATCGCCTGTGGAATATTCACCTGAAGCCACTGGCTCACCGCCTGGAAGATCGGCTGCAGATACGCCCACACCGCCTGCGCTTTTTGTTGAATGCCGCCCCAGTTTTCCGTCCAGGCGCGGTACAGCAAATATGCCGCCGCACCCACCAGCGCCATGATGGCAATCACGGGCAATAACGGAGCCATCGCAGTCCAGGCTGCGCTCGCCACCGTGAAGCCAAAGGCAAGGATCGCAACGCCCAACGCCGCCAGTATCCCGACCACAATCGGCTGGTTGACCTTCAGCCAATCGAAGAACTTGAAGAAATTATCGATCACCACGGGGATGCTTTCGCCGATGTCGTCCGCCAGTTTCTCCACGAACACGGAGACCTGCTCGATCGCCTTCTGCACGTCGGGTCTCTCGAACGCCCTGGCAATCTCGTCCATCAACCTGCCAGCGACCTGCATCAGCTTCTCGCCTGCGGGCGCAAAAGCGGTCGTGACCCTGTTCTTGAATAGCTGCAGGCGTTCCCCCCAATCCATCGTCGCCGCTGCGGTGTCCAGGATCGCCCCGTCCGCATCCTGCAGGACGGAGATCATGTCCCCCAGTTCGAACCGTCCCTCGCGGATCGCCGCCGCCATGTCGGGACCAGCCCGCGCGCCGAAGACGTCCATCGCCAGCGCCAGCCCTTCGCTTCCCGTTTCGGCGTTCTTGATTGCCTCGAAGGTATCCTTCAGCCCCTCCTGAAGCGGCTTTCCTTCGTTTGCAAACTTGCCTGCGGCAATTCTCAAGCTGCCCATCACCAGTTCGGTATTGACGCCCTCCTTTTCCCACTTGCCCAGCAGCGCAGCGGACTCCTCCATCGAGAAACCGAACTGGCGCATGGGAGCGCCAAACTGCACCATCAACTGCATCAGGCGGTCCGTGCCGATGCCCGTCTGCGTGCTGGATTTATAGACCATGTCCAGCGAACCAGAAGCGTCCTCCAGCGGGATGCTCCAATCCCCGACCATGCGGGTGAAGGCTTCGCCGTTGGATTGCAGGTCCCCGCCCGTGATGCGCGTCATTTCGAGCAGGTTCTTCGAGGTGTCCTGCAGCGCGGGACCCGTCAGTCCAAGCCGCTGGTTGAGGATGGAAACGGCTTCCGAGACCTTATCGGCATCCTCTGGCACGCTCGTGAATACCTCCCTGAAGTCCTCCTTCAGGGCTTCGAGTCTCTCCCCCGTCGCCCCAGTTTTGGTTTGTATGTTGTCGTATGCGGCATCGAGCGTGTTGGCTGAGTTCCACATCAAGGCGGCGATGCCCACCACGGCTGCCGCCGCCACGGTGATGCCTGCCGCAAGCAAAAGACCGCCCGCGCGTCCCAGTTCACTGAGCGCGCCGAGCGCCTTCGGTCTTGTCTTGTTGATGTCCTCGATCAGCCCCGCCCCGTCCGCCGCCAGATCGAGGACAGCCTCGCCCAAACTACCCGACATGTCGTATCACTCCTATGCCCATCAGCCTCAAAACGGCTGGGCTTGCAATCTCGGCTTCCGCCTCCTGCAGGTTGGCTTCGCGCTTCCAGGTGTCCAGCATTTCTGTCCTGTCGTCTTCCTTCAAATGCGGCAATGAAACCGCCTCGGAAAATATCAGCTTGGTTTCCGCCAGCCTGGCTGGCAGCCTTTCCAGGTAGGCTTGTATCGCCGTGATCGGCATCTCGCTCACGTCGCCGAAACCAAGCCCGTACCAGAAACTTATTTTCGAGAACGCGTCCGCCCAGTCAGGTTGCCCAGTGCGTTCTCCAGCGCTTTTTTTCCCTCGGTCTCCTCCATGTAGTACATCACGATCCGCAGCTTCTTGGCGAACGTGATCTCCTTGACGGGGAAGTCCTCGCACAGCATCAGGATGATGTCCTCGAAGATTTTCTCGATCTCCAGGCTCTGCTCTTCGGTGATCTGTTCTCCCAGCGATTGCAGGACTTGCGCTTTCTTTTGCATCTTCTGGATCTTCACCGCCTGTCTCGGTCCCAGCGCATCCAGCTTCAACAGTTCATACTCGCGCCCGTTGTGGACCACCTTCACCGCCTGCGCCTGACCGAATAACTCGTCCAGGTCCAGCTTGCGTACTTCGTCTGTCATGTTATGCCTTCTCCTCCCCTCTCCAAATTCGCCAGAATTTGGGGAGGGGCTGGGGGTGGGGTTGGGTTACGACAGCGCCGCCGCGTCCTGGGCTTCCAAAACGCCGAAACGCTCGCTCTCGGTCGCAGCGTCCAGGTTTTCCAACGCCTCGAACTTCACGGGGATCAGACTCTTTTCGCCCTTCTTGAACTCGCGCCCGACGTCGTCGTCCATGTAACCGCGCGGGACGTAATACTGCGCGGGCATATTTGCGCCATACGGGGATTTGCCACGGAACAGAAGCGCATATTCCACGACCTCCGCGCCCGTGTACATCGCAAGGCTGCGGTAGCCGATTGTCCCAACACCTGGAGCGGTGTCGGTCACGGTCAGCCCAATCACGTCCGCCAGGTTCTCCATCGTGCTGTCCTGTAAGTTGGTCTCCACCGTCATGCCTTCCTCGGTCTGCGCTGCGGCAATCTTGCCCGTGCGCTGGTCCGAAGAAAAGCTCTCGATCTTGCGACTCTTGTTGATCTTCACGCCGCCGTCTGTGTCGCCCAATGCGCGCCACGCGCCCGAAGGGGATGCATTCAAGGCGGGCTTTGCGGTCCCTGAAGGCGCAATGTACAACGTACCCGCGCCAACTAACAATTGAACTGGTTTTGTGCTTGCCATTTTAGGACTCCTTTATGATTTCGACATAGCCGATACCGACCAGTCGTTTCGCTTCCTGTTCATCGATGCTGGCTTCCGTGCCAGCCCCGCCGATCCCGTTCACCGCGCGCCCTGGCTTTACGCGAACGCGCACCTGGTTGCGTTGGGGTATGGTGCTCCCGCCCTGTTCTTTATCCTCGGCAGGTCGAACAGCCTTGTTTTCAAAATACTTTTTATCTTTCACAGTACTGCCTCCTCGCTGATCTTGCTTTTGAAGAACATCACGCCAATATCCATTTTCAGGTCTTCGTCGTATATAAGCGACATCCCGCTCTCTGGGATAAAGCAATGCACCAGCGCGTCCCCGCCGCTCGTCACAACGACGAACCGTTCATTGTCGCGGCTCAGGCTTATCAGTTCCTTCGCTACAGGCGTCACATTCACTGTCCCGTTTGCGTAGACGCGGATCTCGACCCGCTGATCCCATACCCTGGCGTATGAGTCGTGGGGTCCTCCATCGGCATGGACAGAAACGCCTGTAGCGCCATCCGCCCACCCCTCACCATACCGATGCTTCCCAGCCACGCGCCCGTCCGCGGTCGTCAGGTTGGTCTTCAACCATTGGATGATTGTTTCAATCGGGTCGATGTCGATCATTTTTTCATCCTGTGTTTCTTCAAAATCGCCTGCAACTCGGTCTTCGCCTTCGTCAGTCCATTAGACAGGTAGTGATAGCCTGTGAACGCACCATGCGGTTTCAAGCGTTGGTGTACAGCTAGTGCATACCTCAAACCGCTCCCAACCAATAAGGTGGTCTTCACGCCAATGGTCTTCGCTCTTACGTCGCGTCTGCCGCGTTCAGGACCCGATTGTCCCGCAGGCACATCGTCCGCAGACCAGTTGTACCCAGGCTCAGCCAGGTGGATCGAGCGTCTTAGGGTTCCCGTCAGTACGCCATGACCGCGCTTCAATTCCTTCTTCGAGTGGCGCTCCACGGTCAAGCCAAACTCCGTATAGGCTTCTTCAAGGTTGGTCTGCACAGCGCGCACCACTTGCGTCGCGCGCCATACCAGTTTCACGGGCTTCCTTGCCATCACGAAATCCTTTCCATGGTTGCCATCTTGTGACGCGAGTTGCGTCCACGCCTCATGAACAGTTCGGTCACCACGAACGTATCATTCACGGTTGTGCCGTCCTCCAGCGTCACGCTTGAAATCTTCGCGCGCTCGGCAATGTCCGCGTCGCTCGTCAAAAACAACTTGTACACAGACTGAATCACGCTCTCGCCTCGCTCGTCGCTCCACACGCGCTCGCGGCTTTCCACCAGCCTGCATCTCGCGCTGATGGCTGGCTTCCAATCGCTCTTTTTGTTGCCATGCACATCCAGCTTTCCAGGGCTCGCATTCTCGATTACGCACGTGTGGATTAGAAAATTATCGAAGCTCATCGCATTCTCCCCCCTCTCCATCGGTGGTCTTCCGATGGGGAGGGGTTGGGGGTGGGGTGGAAGTTATGTCACAGCCTCAACAGCGCCACGGTCACATCGGTCACGGCGGAATAATCCGCGTACACCATCCCGTCCGACTGGTTGTAGATACTCGGCGGGAAGGGTCCAATCATCCGCTCTTCCGCGTTGGTCACCGCCACAACCTGCTCTGCAATCGCCAGTCCATCCACCGTTCCAGGCGTTTGAATTGTGACGTTGATGGGAGCGCCAGAACCATTTTTCACGTGCAGGAACATACGCCCATCGTTTGAAAACTTCGCGCCGTCAGCAACCGCCGCGGCATAGGTTTGTTCCAACCCTGTCCGCACGATTTGCTGATAGGTAATCTCAGTCCTTGCCATATCGAATCTCCTTTACTAATTCTTCCCTCCCCAAACTGGGGAGGGGCTTGGTTACACTGCCTTGAACATCAACCGTTTCATCGCCTTGCGGAACTCGTCGTCCCAGTTATCTGGAGCCGTATACGAGTACTCGCCAGCAATGCTCTCGCTCTTCAGCGCAGTCCGTTCCAGCACCAGCCGCACCAGGTCGATGATCACCTGCTTCCGTTTCTTGCGGTCGTCTGTGGGCTTGTACACCACCACCACGCGGTCGCCCCAATACGTCTCGCTGGGCAGCCGCTCGATCACACCGCCCCCCCACGTCTGATACTGGTCGCTCGTCAGTAGGTGCAGGTCCTCGGTTACGCTCACAACCGCATAAATCTCGGTGGGCATGAAAAGGTAATAACCCTCACCGCGCAGCGTCTTCGTGATCGTCGTCGCATACGCATCGGTCTGCGGCTCCCCGATCCGCTCCGCAATCTGCGCCTCAACACGGTCGATCACGTCCTGCAAATTCGCATCACTCAGCGACGTGTTGATTAGGGCTTTCACATCGGC